GCAAGTTCACGCTGACTACTGATACCATAAACTCGTCCTGCATTTTCTTTAGTAGTGCCAGGAGCAACTACGCCGTTGATTGTCTTATTCTCTGAAGTTGCCATGAGAACGAAAGGAATAGTACCAACACTGGTTGGTAAATATTGACTTTCGTCGGAAACTGTGATTTCTAAACCTGGTGAAACTAGGGCCATTTTATTTGTCCTTTATAAACATGTTGTAGTTATTTATTTTAATATTGAAAAAAGTGCTAGTTAACAAGAGCCTTTAACAGAGCCTTTACAATATAAATACACTTATGGCTGCTAATTTATGCCCAGCATGTAAAAAATATCCTTTAGCTTTGAATTATCATAGAGCTGGGCGGGCCCACTACAGGTCCTTGTGCATATCTTGCACGTATCGAAAAAAAAGAGCCAGATCACGAGCACCAAATTGGTTTCGTGCTGGCTATAGGAAAAAAGATCGATGCGATAAGTGTGGATTTAAATTTAAATTCACCGATCAATCAAACGTGTATTACGTAGATGGCAACACTGAAAACACCAACTGGTCTAATCTCAAAACCATATGTTTAAATTGCCAACAGGAGATCAAACACGCTAACGTTAAATGGCAAGCTGGAGAGATTCTGCCAGATTTCTGACTTTTACGTTCAGATCACTTAAACTGCCACTGTTATAAATTACATGGTCATGTTCCATGTCAACCCACTCTACTTCACTGTGATGAATTCCCAGGCGATGGATTTCATTATTACGTTGTGCTGAATCAGGCGGGTAAAATAATGCAGCACATAATTCAGCATACCAGGTGGGCAGTGGTTGCCTGTTGACCCAAATTATCCTAGCACCATGTTGCTTTAGCATGGCGATTTCATTAGCGAATCTACAATCACTTATCACAAGGTTGCCACTGGCTTTTGTAATTTTTCTTTCTAGACTGGCAACCCACAAGTCTTTATGAAAATGATTCCTGCATATGTTGGTAGCAAAATGCTGCATAGCATACCTTGGTGTGAAATTTTTTATACCCAACTTGTGGGCCCACCAAGGGTCAACACGCTCTCTCCACTGTCTTGATTCAGGAGTTAAACCCTCTAATAGAGTTCTATCCCATCCAAAAATTACAGACAATGAATCTTTTACTGATGCTGCAAAACTATGCCGTTCATATCCGTGTTCATCTTGCAACAATTTTGCCACTGTATCTTTACCGCTGCCAATAAAGCCCACTAATCCTACAATTATTCTTTGTTTATTTTGTTCCATAGAGCAATTATAAACAAAAAATAAAAATTTTCAAACACCGTATTTGTTCTTTTTCTTTTTGCCACTGAACTCAAACTAGGAACGTATCCACCAATGATAGAAATCTACAGTTAAGTATCAGCCGATAATCCAGGTAAGCGGAGTCGAACCATCTACATAGTTCTTAAGATCATTTTCAAGACGTTCCATTTCAGCAGTGGCTTCAGACTTTAATGCATCGCCATTAAGAGTTGTTCCACCCTGTGGACCTGTGATCTGTGCAAACTTACTACGAGCTTCGCCCAAAATAAGTTTAGCGAAACTGTAAGCATACTCCTGTATCCATACTGCAGACTGCGGATCATTCATGATCATTACATCTGGTTTATAATTATATGTGTGCAATAAAACCATTTCAGCAGGAATGTCAGTAACAGGACTCCAAACTTGTGTACTACGTAGATCAAATGTAACCACACTAGTTGCAGCTAGAACATTCTGCGCCACTACTGTTACCGTTTTATTTGCTTGATCAACTGTTTGTATTTGGTAATTGCCATTATACCCTGCTACACGACAGTTGGCAATTATCATACTGTCACCCACTCCCACATTCCATATGTCTTCTGTGACAAGAGTTATTGTGCTACCAGGTGCAGTACCATTTGCAGTTAATGATGTCAAACGTATATAATTTTTACCTGCGTCTGGTATTTTGCGCACTAGAGTAAGTTTTTTAGTGGCTGTATTCCAGGAAAAATTCATGTAGCCGCCGAACATTTTCATTGTCTGTTCCTGATATTGAACAAACAACTCATAGTTTGTCAGGCCGCCCACACGCCCAGCAACTAACATGTAGGTATTTAGATACCCACTGGCAAATGGTTCAAACTGACTAGCAGTTGTACCAGTAACACTGCCTATACCACGTCTAAAGATTTGCTTGACGGTAATTACTTCACGCGGTAGTATGTACTCTTGGGTCTCGGGCAACAGGTTTAAAAACGCATAACTTTCTTCAACTGCATTACTACTGCGTTGACGATATTTATTAAATGCTTGCTTGATTGCAAGTTCATAGTGCTCTTGATCAAGCTCTACGTCTACTATACCATCACCCAGTCTTAACCTTATGTAGTCAATTACGTCTCTATATTTTGACTCGTATGGGTCAAGGTTGCTAGCATCAAAAGCGATAGGACCAGGGCCGCCGAGGCTGTCTGCTGCTATTGATAGAGTTGCAGGATTTAATCCAGGTTTAATTGTAGCCATAAAAATGTCCAGAGTGTTTGAGTATTTATCCCAATCACTCTGAACTATTTCTACTTACAGTACCTTGAGCAAGAGCATGTTATCATTCATCCGACCATTAACCTGCGTTTCAGTAGCTCGGATCTTGTCCAGGAAAGTCCTCAACGCTACCTTACCTGCCTTGGCAAACTCTTTGAGCTGCTCACTGGGCTTGCGCAGAGTCTTACACACACTCTTAGCAGTATCAAAACCAACAATACTGTTGTTCTTAACACCCAAAGACCCCACTTGTGCATCAGCAATATACCTGCAGAGCTTGCGTGTCTGGGTATTGAAACACCAGAACTCTTTGGCACCAATGATGTCAGTAGGCTTGATACTAACAATCTTCAGAGCAGTATCTTCCTTGAGGTACTTGAGCTTGCTGACGATCTTTTCGCGACTCACAGCCTTGGGCGCACGAGGCTTACGAGCAGCCTTTTTCACTTGTCCGTAGCTATCGCAATCCTGCAGCAGTCCTTCAAGCCAAGCAACCACACGCCTCCAATCAGCTGCTTTAAAATGCCGATAGGATTCTTTAACGTATGCATCCTTGCTCACTTGAAGCTCTTTAAACTCAGTGAGTCGAGTTTCAAAATGAGTACGAATACGACGTACCAGCGCCTGAGGGACATTGAGCGCCTTCATGAGCTCAATAGCATTGGCACGATCAGACTTCTTGACGACCGCGTCGTCAAGCCGACCTTCAAGTTCACCAATGTACTCACTGAGTTTTTCATTCAGTCGATCCTGAATGCTAATCACTGCTTCAGGCTTGACCACAGGAGTTTCGACTGCAGGAGTCTCAACAGCAGCAGCCTTGGCCACCACTTGATTGATGTGCTTGACCAGAAAATCAACATGACGTTGACGGAAGGGCATGCCTCGACGATGAGCCATGGCCAATCCACAAGCAGTCATTGACGTAAACTTGTCTGCACTGCGATCAAACGCATTCAGCGTCTTTGCATCCAATTCTGTGTGCTTACGTGCCCAGTCCAAGACATACTTCTTGGTAGTCTTGGTGGTATAAAAATAGTTATACCAGTTGAGGCTCTTACGCATGAGCGCATCGAAAGTGGCGTCATCGTAGGATTGCGCAGCTTGCGTATCCCAGACTGGTTCAGTGCCCATGAATTTTTCGTCAATGGACAGCGGACTAGAAGTCCTGGTTCGGCGTGTTGACGCCGTTTTTTCTTTCACTTTAGGCATAAGATACTCTCTAACCAACAGAAGTTTATTATAGCATCAGCTGAATAAAAATCAACCAAGTTTTTGTTGTTTTTTCACTACACTTGAAAAAATCCACAGCCGACACACTAAATATTTAAACATATCGGAGATAATCTTGCCTAGATTAAGTTTATGGAAAGATGGTAAACACACCAATGATTACAAGTTTTTTGATCGAAGAATATCAGAAATGTTTACCATGGGCGGCACAAGCATCATGGTGCACAAATACCTAGGCCCGGCGGCCACGGGCCCCAGCGAAGATGCAACTAAACCTAATTATACTAACCAGAGTGAAAAAAATATACAGGACCTGTTATTTTTAGAAAACAGAGATCGTAAATACGATACCAGTGTCTATCATCTACGTGGAATATATCAGGTAAGCGACAGCGATTTTGATTTAAGTCAATTTGGTTTGTTTTTACAGACTGGAACCTTATTTATAGTATTCCATATTAATGACATGATTGGCACTTTGGGCCGTAAACTAATGAATGGTG